ATAAAACTTCTTTTTAGTGGGTGAGTAAACTGTAATTTTTGGACTTACTAACTGTAAAAAGTCTTGATCTGAAGACATAATTACTACATCGTGAGTAGGTGCAAATTTCGTGGCAAGATAAGCCATTGTATCGTCTGCTTCTGCTCTGTCAACAGCACACATGTCTAAAGGAAGACATTGTAAGTATTCCACGAGTCTTAACAACTGGTTTTCTATTGATTCTGACTCATCTTCTTGGCTTGAAAATCCATCAAAGTTAGTAATTCGTTTTAGTTTACGGGTTCCTTTATAATCAGGATACAAGTTTTTCTTGTTGAGAGTTGAACCTTCACCTTCAAAAGCAATAATAACTCTTGTAGGATTAGTGTGTTTTATAGCATAACCTACTGATTTTAAGAAACCAGTAAGACCTCCAATGTGGTTGCCTTTAGGATTTATGTGGTTAATAATAGCAAATGAACGTAAAAATGTGTTCATTGCATCAATAATAAGTACCTTAGGTTGCAAAACAGGACTATTGTCCTGTCTTGCTTTACTAAGTTTATTTATTATCGCTTGAAAATCTGGATCGATATTATTCTCCATCGTTTACGGCTAAAATACCATTTTTACTTTCGTCCCACTCAGATAAATCTTCTTTGATTTCAAAATCACCTGCTCCTAATATTGTTAGCCACTCGTCTTTGTGTTCTTTTTTATATTGATCTATTGCCTTTGGATCATCGTCAATAAAACCATGTACTGTTATTACAGTTGTTCCTTTAGTAGTTACACCAGTAACGTGATTTTTATCACACATAATACGAGTACGTTTAGCAAACTCAACGTCTTTACCATTTTTAGTAGCTTTCAACTTGCTTGTTCCACTGTTTGTAATGTTTCCAAATGTTACAATCAAACTTGAGTCAAAAAACATTGTATCACCACCTTTATTTCTCATACGAGGTTGAGACATTGGAGTTTCTGCTGGTGATACCCATATTTTATTTACTACTACCATTGTATTTGTGTATGGTGTATTAGATTTTCTTGACAAAATGATTTTTTGGTTAATGAAGTTACCAAACTGTTGACTCATTGCACCAGCATTCCACTGAGGGTTATTTGAATTTTTTTCAATACTCATTGAACAAGGTATTGAACCAACTGAGTCCCATAAAAATAACAAATCGTGTGGTAATCTTCCTTTAGCCTGTTCATCTAACAAATCAGCAATAAAACTAGCTACATCTTCAATAGTATTAAGTGAACTTCTGTCTACGTAAATAAAATTACCTGTGTAATCTACTATTTCTCCAGTTTCTTCGTCTACTACTTCTTCCATTTGGAAGCCCATTTGACGAGCATGATCCCAGTTCCATTTCATTTCAGTAATAATAAACACAGGTAATACACCCATTTTTTGGGCTGATACAGCTGCTTCAATTAAAGCTGTTGTTTTACCAGTATCACTATGACCACGTAACAAAGTTATGTGGCCCATAGGAATACCGGGTAATGAAAGAACGTCTTGGAATGCTGCTGAAAGTGGAATCCAACGTTGATCTTTAAATGTTACTTGATTGTTACTTAAGTTTTTTGATTTTTTAAACGATTCAAGGTTAAAGTTTCCTTTGACAGCACCAGAAATAGCTTCTGTTAGTTTTTTCTTAGCCATTTTTTACAGATTAGAAAGGTAAATCGTTGTCTTCATCATCAAATTTAGATGGAGCTTTAGCGTCAGTAAACAAAGCATCAAACTCATCTTCATTAAACGAAGACTTTTTCTTAACAGGAGTTGAATAACTTGTAACTACTGGAGTTACTGGTTGTTCAACTTCTTCTGTTTCTGATTCTTCTACGTCAGCTTCGGGATTCAACCAAGTCAACAAAATACCTTTCATTTCATCATACTCATACTTTTTGTATAGAGCCAAAATTTCAGGTTGTTCACTCATCCACATTTTAGCTTGTGCACTGTTGTCACTCAAAGGAGTAATTTTAGTACGAGGACGTACTGTAGACTTATTGTACTTAGTACCAGTTACTTCAGGTCCTACAGTTTCAATAGTCAAATCACGACCTTCATAGATGTCAGAAAAATCTCCGATGTCTTCGTCAGCAACCATGCTCAACAATTCAAGATAAGTTTCTTTACCAAATTCCCACAAACGAACACCTTTTTCTTCTTCACCCCTAACAATGACTGGAGCAAATACTCGCATTTTAGGTTCGATTTTTTTAGCTAATTGCCAATTTTCCTTTTCTGATGACTTGCGAAGTTGACTTGCAAATTCTACAATAGGATCTTTTTCACCAAAGTTAGTCAAAGCAATCATTGAACGATTAGCTACACCATAGTGAAAATAAACCTCTTTAAAAGGATTTGATTTGTCAAACTTACTAGGAACGACACGAATAATTTGTTTACCTACAGTAGGTTTCCAGAAATTCTTTGCTCTTTCTTCTTTGTTTTGAGAGCCCCCTTTCTTGTTTTGAAGGGAATTCAAGCGATTTTTGATTTGATTAATATCCATAACAATTTTATTATTTCTCTACTAATATAATAAATAAAAGACTAAAAGCCAATTATATATTAATAATCTTGTAAATTTTTGTATTTAAAATGCGAAGGTCAGGACCTTGAGTTAACAATATACTATTTTGATAATCGTTCCAACTTACTTTAAACTGGTTGTCTAACATACCGTTGTTTAGTTGTTTAATTAAAGTATTTAAAGCATTAATAGTATATAAAGTATTTGATTCTTTTTTTCTGTGTAATAAAATAGTATTTTCAGGTATTTCATTTACTGAATTTTCTGTATCTATGTTATAGGTAATTATATATTCAGTTGTTTGAGGACTTTCCAATACAAACATTTTATCGTACAATATAGCATAACGTGAAGTTATACCAGCAATGGTGTCTAATAAACGATTTTGGGCTGTAAATGAGCACAGTAACTTATTCTTCATGTCAAAGGGAATACTGCTAATAAATATCGAAGAAATATCATAAACCATAGTCTAGTCCTTTCTTCATCTTTGTTGTATAACCTGTGCTTTCTAACAATTCTTTTATTTTAGTTACTGTTTCAATTCCGTCTTCTTTACTAAAGTCTATAAGTATAGAATCATATGTGTAAAGAATTATTTTACTCTTCTTAGTTTCTAAAAAGTCTAATACTTTTCCAACTAATTCTACATTACTTTTAGTTTCTAAACTTTGAATGTAATAATTAAATATTTTTGTTGGACTTAATTCATCAGACTTATGTAAAATTCGACCAGTTGCTAATTTTACTCTATCTTCTTGATTGTAAACCAACCACATTTTTTTAATTAGTCCATTGACTTGTCCAAAGTACACCTTATTTCTGTGTTCTTCTTTGATTCCTCCATAAAGATTTTTGAACGTAATTTCCTTCGCTTCTTCTTTTGATACTCCAAGTATTTCTGATATATCAGCATAGGGATCACTACTGAATTTAAAATTAAAAAGGGAACCAATAAGAGAAGGATGGTAAGCGGAGAAGTCATATTCTATTAAGTAATCGTTGTTGGGAATAAATACATTTCTTGCGCCGTTTTCTTTAGGAAGTGCGGCGAAATTAATGTTGTTAAATGCGTTGCTCGGTCTTGTAGTAATGTTGTAAAGATTGTACGAAGTATGTATTTTATTTTTGCTGATACTGTAGTCTTCAAATGTAGGTTCAAAAAAGTGATTGAATTTAGTTGGACTAATTTTAATACCTTCTTGTTCAATTCTTTTAAAAACACTAGTGTATTCTTTGTCAAACCAAGTATTTGGTCTGTAGTTCATGTGTTGTTTTATTTTAGTAAAAACATGGTCCCATTTTTCTAAGTGTTTAGTAACGGGAATTATACTGTTAATATTGTTTCTAAAGTAATGTTCTCTGTAAAAGTGAGTATGAGCCGGTGTATCATATTCATCAGCTTTAAAAACTTTATTAGTTTTATTTAAAATGTTAAACTGAATGTCGGTTGTTTCTAAAGTAGACGGTAAAAAATAATCATGGAACTTTTTGTCTAAAACATAAATAAGTTTGTGTTTATTTAAGAAATCTAACACATCTTGCCAATCTAAATTAAATGTTTCACTGTGATTGATTGGAAAAATGTAGCCTTTACTGTTTAAACAATGATAATAAACCGCTACTATATTGTTAAATTTAGGATGAAAACAATCATTGCCTGGAATGATTTGAACAAAACAAGAATCTTCACAGTATTCTTGTAGTCTTTCTAATTGTAGTTTTGTTTCAATGATCGCATGCATAACCTTTATTAATACTATAAAAAAAGGCTTGGTAAAAACCAAGCCTCTCTATTATCTTCCTAATTGATCTAAATCTACAGGCCTAGCATCTTTTAATGAACTTCTGTTAGAAGCAGCTATTATAGCATTTGATAGTTTACTTGTGTCTTTAGTAATAGTGCCTTTTGGATCAATGTATTTCAATAAAGCAAAAATTAATTGTTCAAATTCTTCTTTATTATTTATATTATTTAAACGATTTTTTAATAATTTTAAAGTTTCAATAATCTTGTAAACACCTTCTGTGTCTGAAGGAGTATCACTTTCTTCTTTCATAGCTCTAACTTTACTAGCTAAAGAACTTAATGCTGTTCTAATGTCTTGTTTTTGTTTAGCAAAGTTTGGATTAACTAAAGCAGCCATTCCTAAAACTAAAGCTTCAAATTCATCATAAGTATTAATTCTACTTAAAGCTGTTTTTAGTGATATATTTGAATCAATGTCTTTTTCTAAAACTGACACATCAGGACGTTGTTTTTGAATTTGTTTTTCTAATTCTTCAGATACAGTAATATCTTTTAACTGTTTTTGTTCTTCTGGAGTTAATTTAGACTTGTCTACATCATCATAGCGAAGATTATACATATCCATTAACATAGCCATTACTTCTACTTTATTTTTTCTAATAGCATCATCAGTAACACCAATACTTACTAAAGTTTTATCAATAGCAGCTTCACTTAACATGTTTCCTAATGAAATATTTTCAGCTACTCCTGATCTTTTAAATTTTCCTGTTGATTTTTGTCTTTGACTTAAGTTAATTCCCGTTACTTGTTGAAACTTCTTTAAAAGAGTATCAGGACTTTTACGTAAACTAATAACAACTTTTTTAGTATTAGGATCCCAAGACTTGTAAGTTGTGTCATTTGGATCTCCTTTAATGTTAGGATTAGCCATTTTTAACACACTAAATATTTCTTGGTTTCTGTTTAAATTTTTATTTTTAAATAATTTTTTAGCTTCATCAGGATCAGCATCTCCTGTGGGGATTGGTCTTTCAACTCCAGGTTCCTTATCATCTCCTGTTGGTCTTGGTTTATCATCTCCTCTTTTTCCGACAGGAATTTCACCAGGTAATCTAGGATTTTCTACAAAATCTAAAAATTTAAAAGATTTTACAACTTTTTCTGTATCAGCTGATGTTGCTTTAGCTGTAAGTTCACTTGATTGAGTTGGATTTTTATCGTTAGCTGATGTTACTTTATTTTTTACCCAATTTATTAGTTTTTTAGTAATTTTAACTGTATGAGTTTTTCCATTTTTTTCTACTTTTAATCCATCTTCAGTTTTTGTTACTTTTGCTCCTTTCTTTTGAAAAGATTTTACTAGTTTATCAGTTATTTGTTTTTCAGCTTCATCGTTTCTTTCTTGGTCTAATTTTCCTCCACTCTTTGATACGTTTGAAGATTTACCAGCATTTTTAGATACTCCCGATTTTACAGTAACATTAACATCCATACCATCATCTAAAACAGTTGAAGCAACAACATCTGCATAATCATCCATCTGTTGAGTATCTTGTTGATTTATTCCTGATTCTCCTGTTTTATGTTGAATATGCAAATCAGTATTAGTTGTAGTATCATCATATTCTGGGTTTTGGTTTGATGCTTGATCTAAATCATCTTGATCAGGTCCTACAATAGGTTGTAAATTTTGATTTAATTGATTATTAGCTTGTACTAATTCAGTATTTCCTTTTGTTTTTACAGTATATGTTTTACTTCCTACAGGAATTGAAGGTCCTAAACTATGAGCTAACATTACTAAAGCCATAGTAGCACCAAAAATAGATTTTCTAATTTGATCCCCTTTACTTTTGAAAAAAGTATTAATTTTAGCACCTAAAGTATCTCTAGTTAAATTATCTATCCCAGATAAAGCATTAGCTACTTTTTCTCCAGCAGCTAATATATTTCCTTGGCCTTGATCTTCTAATTTTTCTAAATATTCTTTAGCTGCATCTATAGCAGCTTGAGTTGTTTCTTCATTTAAAGAACTCATAAACTCTTTAAGAGTTTTATATTCAGTTTCTCCATCAATAAATTTTTCAAATAAAGATTTTGAAGGTGTAATACCAGCCAAATGCTGCATCTTTTTTACTTCTTCATTAAGTAAATATTTCATAGTATTATATACAATAAATATTACGGTTTGTAATAAAGAGTTAAATCTGTTAAATAGTTTTCAATTCCAGGTATTAATTTTCTAGCTTCATTAATACTTCTTAAATTAGAATCAATAACTCCACCTTGCATTAATATACCATTTTCTTTTACATCATACAATGGACCACTAATTTTCCAAAGTACTTCAGCAAAAGTAAAATACTTTGAGAAATTACTGTTAAAATACTCATAAAATGTAGATTTATTAGTTTCTATAATGTAAAGTTGACTACTTAATTTATATTCTAAAATGTATCTAGTGTAGTATGTTTGATTGTATTCGTCACTAGTAGGAGGTAAACTATTATTTGATGGCAGAGACATGCCAAAATAATTTTGAGAACTTAAATCTAAATTATTGTATGTATTAGCTAGTGTGTTAATTCCTAAATCTTCAATAGGTAAAGACGTATTAAAGGATTGGTTTAATTTTTGAGAATCGTTAGTATGAGTTTTACCTGTGTAAGCATTTCCATACTTATCTTTATGATAATATCCTACATAAAAAGATGGAGTTGTTGAATAATAGTACTCACCCCCATAGGTATAAAAAATTTCAGGTAATATGACGCTAGGTGGTAAATACATTTATTTTTTATTTATTGTTATGGGAGATTATAAGGACGGTAAAAGAAATTATTTCTATCAATTATG